TCGCCAGCACGTAGAGACAACCCCTACGGTCTCTAAAAACTTTGTGGTTGGTACTATCCTCTGTGCTAAACATCAGATGGAACAATTTCAGCTATACGATAGGCTGGACGTCATTGGTACATTCATTGTTATTGGACATCACAATGTGTTCAAGTTCATCGGCAAGAAGTACCTAAGTGTCTGTGCTCCAAGCGATTTCACTGCTCACTCTGACGAGCAAGTAGTTGATGACCCGAGAGTTATTTCGTATCTTAGAATCCGCGCCCAGAAGTATTTGGGCGGTCTGATACAAGAAATCGAAGAAGGAGTATTTGATGATTGAACCACAGAAAATTGTAGCGGCACAATCGCCGCAACGCTTGTTCATTTACGGCAAGCCAAAGGTGGGCAAGACTAGTGCAGTAGCACAGTTGCCCAAGCACTTGATTATCGACACCGAAGTCAAGGGTAATAACGGAGACCAACTTGTAGGTGGCACCTCGTACTGCGAGGGAGCTACAAGCGTAGTGGTTGACGGGCTACCAAAACTGAAAGAGTGCTTGACCTATCTGCAAGAGAACCCTACTACTCATGACTTTATTGTGCTCGATACTATCGACCATATCGAAGCGTGGGTGACTGAGGCTGTCTGTAGGTCACATAGCGTCAAGCATATCGGTGATATTCCACACGGCAAGGGCTGGTCTCTTATGCGTGGACAAGTCATCGCCATCATTGAGCAGTTCGCTCGTGCATCTAAGCATATCATCATCGTTGGGCACCAGAAAGATGGGCATGACGAAGAGGGTGTCGAGGTGCAGAAGATTAACCTTACCGGTAAGCTCAAGACTCACCTCTGTTCTATCATGGATGGTGTGGGTCGTATTGTCCGTGAGGATGATAAGCTGATGGTTGACTTCCGGACTGGTGTAAACACTGACGCAGGGTGTCGTATCCCTACCCTTGCTGGTCAGCTTATAGAATTGAAGTGGGATACTGTATACCCTGATACTATCCAATAATGTACGGATTTGATGAACAGACGGGAGCTTCAGCAGGAGGCTCTCGTATCCCTGCAGGTATCACAGAGAATGTGTTCCTGAAGGATGTGATGTATGAACCCCTCAAGGCTGATGGCACCGGTGACGATGTTATCAAGTTCTTGTTCAGCGACAGCGCAGGTTCTTCTTTTACTCACATCGAGTTCCCGATTGACGCTGATCGGTTGACTGAACTTGCAAAAGGCTGGGGCAAAAGCCAGGCCGATGCAGAGTCCTACACCAAGCAGCAGTTCGATGCGCAGGGTGAGCGTATCAAGCACATCCTCTCATGCTTTATCCCAAAGGACAAGTGTGTGTTCCGTGCAGCCAACTTCAAGGAGTTTGCTGAGGGGGTTATTAAGATGGTGGGTGACACCTATGTTGACGTACCGTTGCGTGTCAAGATTGTCTACAAGAAGAACAGTCAGTACACCACGTTCCCGAACCGTGCTTTCAAGCCGTTCGTGCAGCCCATGCGTGAACCCAACCGCCTTGTCATTGACCCCAAGTGGGACATCGTGGAGGCAGCACAGCCAGATACTTCTGGCGATGCATGGGAGTCGAACGAAAAGGCAACAGCCAGTACAGCTGACGAAGCGCCCTGGTAATGTATCAGCTCAAGCCTGACCTAACTGCAGAATACATCCTTAGTCAATACAGTCAGGAGCAAATCATGGAGCACTACCTCGGTGTGCCCATCAAGCTTCGACGTAGGTTTCTGTCCCCGCTACGGCAAGACAACAACCCGACCTGTGGATTCTTCTACACGAAAGAAGGCTCGTTGATATTCAAGGACTTTGCTGGGTTCTTCAGCGGTGGATGCTTTAAGGTTGTCATGCACATGTACAACTGTAGCTTTCACGAAGCATTGGAGATCATAGCAAATGACTTCGGTATAATTGATGGGGTGCGGGTAGAACGAGTAGACTATCCGCACCTCGTCACTTTCCAGCGTAGAGAGACCATCATAGAAATCAAGCGTAGGCCCTTCAACAATGAAGACCGCGAGTACTGGACACAGTTCGGTATCAGCAAGGCGACACTATTGCATTTCCGTGTGCCTCCTCTCGAAGCTGCATGGCTCAATGGCAAGCTCATCTATTCCTATCGGAAAGGTGACCCGGCCTATGCCTATGACTTTGGTGACGATCAGTATAAGCTGTACTTCCCAAAGAGAAAGACGAACCGATTCATGTGCAACTGTAGCGTAGTACAAGGCTACCAAGTATCTCGTGACATTAGTAGAGGAGTAATTATTACTAAGAGTATGAAAGATGTCATGGTGCTGCATGAGTTTGGCTTTACCGCCTTTGCACCACAATCAGAGACCGTATACCCTGACCCTGAGTGGATTGCAGGTTTGCTTGCTGAAGCTCCGGTAGTCAAAAGTCTTTACGACTTTGACCGAGCTGGAGTTACGATGGCAAACTATATGCGCAAGAAGTATGGTATTGAACCCATGTTTCTTACTAATGGCAGGTTCGGTACACCTGATTACAAGGCTAAGGACATCAGCGACTTAGTACAGCTACACGGTCGAGACGAAGTAGACAAGTACATATCTTTATGGTATGGCACATATCGTGACGGTGACGATTCCGGAGTTCATTACACACGTGAAAATGAGCAACCGGAGGCGACCAACTTACTATACTGAGAAGGATCGTATCCCAAAGAAGTACCAAGATTCTACATTTCATTTTGACAGAAAGGGTAGGCTATGTACTAACGATGGGCAACCAATCATTCGTAACGCAAGGAGTGTAAACACCCCGCGTATGAAGAAGATTAACGGGCAGGACTTCTACGCTGGTAACACAAAACCAGTAATGCGAGTCAAAGTCGTTAATGCAATCAAGGATGCTTTCCGACCTTACCTTAGGAAGGTCCGGAAGATTCCTAAAGACAAGTTTCCAATTCAAATTAGTTGTGCCATGTTTGATGTACCCGGTAAAGCTGACTGGGATTTAGATAACAAATGGATTTACCTGAAGGTGTTCCAAGACTTGATTGTTCAGGAGAATATTATTCCCGATGACAACATCAAGTATGTTAGCAAGGCCGCAAGTATGGAGTTCTTCCCAGTAGAGCAGGAGGAAGACCGAAAGCTAATCTTTACCATCACATCAGACACACGGAAGCACACGTACTTCTATGTATGATTCATATCAGCGCGAAGGTTGTGGACGGACAGCTCGTCCCACACGAAGACCTTCAGTTTCGTAACGAGCTTCGTAAGCTCGAAGGACATGACGTTGAAGTCACTGTCCAATCAATACGTATACGCAGCAACCCCCAGAATAGATATTACTGGGGTACTTTGCTGTACATGATTCGAGAAGAACTCGAACAGGCCGGCTACCAAGCAAGCGACTTAGCTGCTGGTGCTACCGGTAATCTGACACGCGATCTAGTCCATGAGGTGATGAAAGAACTCTTCGCTAAGCAAGAGATATATCATCCCGAAACAGGACAAGTGATTGCAGTAACTAAGCGGTCTACCCGTGATATGTCGACTAAGCAGTTCAAAGACTACATCGACAACATCCGGCAGTGGGCTGTAGAGAATCTGAGTCTGGACGTGCCAGACCCAACTCACCTTTATTCCATACAGTAATGGGCAAATTGAAAGAGTATTACCACGAAGAAATTAATCGTGGTATCAACGGCGAAGACAAAGATTACGCCGTATCAGGAATGGTTGCAATCACTGATGCAACAAACAACTGGCTGTCTGGCAAGATTAAAACCGCGCAGTGGGTTAAAGCTATTATGCGAGAGGTAGTAGACTTCGAGAATATGCACGACCCATGTCAGCCGAAGTAAGCCGACAGGAGCTACACGAAGCCTTAAGGCAAGACGCTCCATACGATAACGGTAGTCTCTATGGCTACCATAGCATGAGTCCAATATGGCAATGCTCTACCAATACGACTTATCGATTCGGTATCGAGGCAGAGAAAGAAGATGCTGACGGAGAGAACATGTGCCGCTGGTATCAGGGTGACCGAGAAGAACTGTTGCCACATAGCTGGCGTGCAGAACGTGATGGTTCCCTTGGCTATCATGGCTTCGAGCTTATTAGTCCTATCTATAACCTTAAGGCTGATAGATGGAAGACTGAGCTATCTCATCCAGTACTGAACTATCTTATCCATTGCACAACGACCTATCGCTGCGGTGGACACATCACTGTTTCTGTACGCGGTAAAGACGATCAGTGGTATGTGAATAAGGCAGCACAGATTATACCGCTGTTGTATGCGCTATATCCTAAACGTGCCAAGCGTCGTGGGTATGCCCGGTTCTACAAGAAAGGTGATTATCGAGATAGGTACAATGCTATCAACCTTGGTAGCACGGACCGTATGGAGATACGCATCTTCGCCGGTATTAAGCACTTGAAGCAACTAGAGTGGCGTATCAAGCTGCTACAAATTCTGTTTACCACAGAGAAATATGATGACCTTAAGTGGGATACCATTTACAAGGATCTCCTCGATGTACATCAAGGTCTCGGCAAACACATCTTCGAACTGTACGGTAAAAAGTATGGCGAGAAGGTGATGCTATCTGCTGCATATGCTAAGGCATTCGACAACGAAAGTATCGAATGGCGTACCTATTCTAAGGTGCGGACGTTTATTCCAACAGGTGTAAGGAACCAGCTGATTGTTCAGCCCGACCCGACTCCTAAGTCTAACGCTCAACAACTCACTCTCGATGTGTGTGATTATAGTCAAGAAACAACCAGGGAAGCTTGATCAGTCGATTGCGACTCAAGCCCTGTGTTACAACCCACATGGTTTCGGTATACAAACCTTGGATGATGGGCAGGTATACCATAGCATGGACATTAAAGAAGCACAGGACTGGCTACAGTCTGAGCGACCTTATGTCTTTCACTCTCGTCTGACTACAGTCGGTGAGACGAATCTAGACAACTGCCACCCTGTGCAAGTCAATGAGCACAACTGGCTCTTCCATAACGGTACTGTAGCAGTACCACATACATGGGATAAGGAGAAGTCTGATACACGCTTTGTAGCAGAGACCCTTCGTAAAACGCCATGGCAATCGTGGAAGGACATCCTTTCTCTTACACCCAGCCGATTTGTATACACCCGCAAATCCAAGTCTGGTAAGATGTACGTCAACCGCATCGGTGACTGGCATGAGAAAGATGGAGTCTTTTACAGCAAGCCCAACGTACTCGACAAGAAGCACCTCGTTGCTGTCTACGGTACGCTACGCAAGGGATTTAACAACCACCGTTTGATGTCTACTGCTAATCTTCTAGATAGTGGTAATACTCTTGACCAGTACGCTATGATTGCTGAGGGTATTCCGTATGTCAACTCTCAAGCACGTGAAGATGGTCACAACATTACTGTAGAGGTATATGCTGTGGACGACTCTGAGCTGCTCGATATGGACAGGTTGGAGAACCACCCGAACTGGTACACTCGTAAGCAGGTGCCTATCCATCTAGATAACGGGCTGGTTGTCGATGCTTGGTTGTACTTCAACGATACTGTGGACGTTGAAGGACATACATTTCTTTCTGACTTTGAACACTACTGCAAGCCAAGGATGGAGCCGATACACCGGCATTCCATCTTTGACGAGTTAGAACAAGAAAGTCAGCACAACTATGGCTATGACTTTCTGTGGGACGAGAACGAGAAGAAGTGGTTTAACCTAACAACTGAGCAGTATCTTACAGACAGTGAATACAAGCGTATCACTAACGAACAACTATCGCTGTTTCAATGAGTTACTTCGACATCAAAGCTGTAAGCAACAGCTCCTTGAACTACATTGATCCGGAGACCGGGGGTAATCCCCGGCTCTTCCGGAAGTTCTTGGATGGACAGCTGGATGAGAAGCCTTCCAAATCTTTTGAGATTGGAACGCTCATCCACGAAGAGCTGCTCGAACCCGGCAAGCTCGATATCGTACCGGACAATACACCAGGCCCTAAAACACAGGATATCATTGATGCCTTGTGGAACCGCCTGTATCAAGATGTAGAGAAAGACAATGCAGAACTACTTGCATTGAATACTCTTGACCCAGACACTTGGGAAGCAGTTATTCCCGATGACTACTACCCAAAGTATGGACTGCAGACCAAAATCAATCGCATCGTAAAAGATGGGACTGACTATTGGAAGGCATTGTTTACTCACCGTGGCAAGAAGATTGTCGACCCCGCTACCTGGCACATTGTACAGGGGTGTATCGAGTCAATTAAGATGCACGGTGCAGCAGAACAATTGATCTGTCACAAAGGCTTCGGTACATTCGATGAGGCTATGGAAGAGTTGGAAATCACCTTTGACATAAAGTGGCCCGGTATTGATGACACTTTCGTGACTATTCCTATCAAAGCCAAAATTGATAGAGTGCTGTTTGACCACGAGAACAAGCACATTACTCTTGTTGACCTAAAGACTACCGCCAAAGCCTTAGGTAAATTTGAGGAAACTGTTGCTATGTACCACTACCACAGGCAGTTAGCTTGGTATCGTATGTGCCTGGAAACAGGATATCCGGAGTACAAAGTAACAGAGTGCTATATCGTAGCTGTACAGACTAACAAAGAGTACCCAGCTGAGGTATTCAAAATCGACGAAAGCTACTTGACTATTGGTGTCGAGGAATACGAACAGCATCTTGATCGTATTGGCTTTCACCTTTCCTGCAACAACTGGGGTAACTCTATGGAGACCCAGCAAGGCATGATTCAAAACTTAGTATACCCAAATGATTCACGAGTCCTATGATTTCGTCGTTGGAGAACAGTGGGCACCTCACCTAAACCGTGAGTTTAAGTCGAAGTATATGCAAGACCTAAAAGAAAAGCTTGAAGTCTGCTATACTTTCGGTACTGTATATCCAGCCAAGAAGCACATCTTCCGTGCATTTCGCGAGTCCCAGTTCGATGACACTAAAGTGCTTATCCTGGGCCAAGACCCTTACCATAATGGTAACGCTACCGGTCTTGCTTTTGATGTAGGTAGTAGTCCTATAGTTAATCCCAGCTTACGTAACATTCTTAAAGAAGTAAACGACAGCGTAGGAAATACCCAAATTGAAAAAGGTGATCTTAGCCCTTGGGCAAGTCAAGGAGTGCTTCTTCTAAATACCATACTCACCGTAGACAAAGGAGAGCCTAGGTCACATGCGGATTTTGGATGGGAACCGTTTATTGCTACAGCTCTTAATGCCTTAAACTTTAGAGGTGCAGGCAAACCGCTTGTAGTAATGCTATGGGGCAAGGATGCTCAGCGCTACGCCCACTTTTTCAATATGCCCGATCAGCTTGTGCTAACTGCACCCCACCCTGCTGCAGAAGCTTATAGCGGCGGCAAGGCTGGGTACTTTGGCTGCAAGCACTTTCTTAAAGCAAATGAGTTCTTGGCTCGTCATGGACAAGACCCAATTCGCTGGTAAAGAATAGTATATTTGATAAAATTGAACTATTAATCTAGTTCCCTTACTCCAATTGTTAAGGCCCTCGAAACGTCGAGGGCCTTATCTTTGTTTTATGAAGAAGATAATTACCAACTACGTACAGAAGAAAAACGTTAACCGGCCTGGAGTACATGCTAAGACCAAGACGTCTAAGAATAAAAGCTCAAAGAACTACCAAAAGACTTATAGAGGCCAAGGCCGGTAGTTATCTGAATAAGGCAACAGAACCTTGCAAGTCTAAGGTTAAGCCATCATAGCCCTTTGCTTTCAGTATCCAAACGTATGTACCGTCCGCAGCGTAATGACTGCCTGTTCGGGACTCGCCATACCAGTATTCGTCGTGGTCAAAAGTTTCCCAGACGATATCTCCCCATCTATTGTATATACTTAGATGCCAATCAGACCAACACGTAAAGGAGTCTGAGATTGCATAAAATGCATCATTTATTCCATCATTATTTGGGCTAAAAGCATTTGGCACAAATACGGATCTGCAATCTTCTTCCCAAAAGCCATCTTCACACGGCAATCCAGTATCGCAGTCTACAAGTTGAGTTATGTACTCATAGACTGTATCTGTTTCTGTGATGTACTCATATATCAATACTTCTTGATAGATGGTATCTAGCTGCGTAACAACCAGCGTATCAACAACAGGTATCTCTAGAGTGTCTGTAACGTAGACATACTCCAGCTCTACTTCAGTCAAGATGAGTGTATCAATCGTATTGATATACACAGTATCAAACACATCGACATACACAGTATCATAGAAGTACCACTCCCATGGTATGTAAACGGTGTCGGCAGGTAACTCGATATAGGTTGTATCATACACAAACGTCACTACCTCTAACAGCTCTGTAATTGTATCTGGAGGTAGCTCTACAAATACAGTATCTGTTTCATAGACATATACTGTGTCTGTCACTACCGGATCTGGACACCATGCAATTCTATTATTGCTCAAGTCAATATCCGGATACATCTGCGTTCCATTGTAGTTATTGCCAGCAGACCATCCCGTATCAGGGAAGTCTTCGTAGGTAGCTGTTTGGCTTCCGTTGATTTGCCAGATAACCACCTCCCAGCAGTACCCTTCTATAGGATTATTCAAGACACACTCCCACGAATACGGAGGGTTGATACCTATTGTAGTTGCGCTGCCTGACTCCCACCCGCCAGGTGGACCGGTTGCTACAAAACCCCACGACCAACCTGGATGGTTGTTGGCAAGGGTGCAATCTGTATTCTCACCTAGGTCTTCACCAGTAACCTCATCGATATAGTGTAAGGCAAATACCAAATGAGTAACTGACTCATTGTTTTGGATATCGTCATTAACCGAACTTTCACAGTTATTCCCATCCTGTAGTGTGTACTCGTTACAGCCGCAGTTTTCAGCGTTTAGAAACTGTACTACAAACTGATGTATGCCATTTGGCTCAGCAGAAGGTGTATACCCCGCTAAAACCAAGTCACAGGTTTGACTCCAAGTTTGAGAACAGAGTAAAAGACAAAGAAGAGCATAGATATAACGCATAGTTACATTTCTTGACGGAGGTTACGAATTACACGCATTGGGGCCTCTGTATGCGGCACCAACTTACTTCCATGTAGCCAAAGCTTTGACTCACCTGCATATACTCCAGTCGGGACAGTGCCCTCACCCATCATGGTGTCTACTACTGCATCTCCAAACTTCTCTACATCTTCTGCTATTTTCAAGATGGGCAGAACGTCTTGCATAATTCTTCGCTGTGACCCGACGTTACCAAAGAACTTCAAGTCATTCTCTATACGCGATGAAAGGTTTAGTCCATAGTTCAACAAGTGTCTGACATCTTCATCATCTTCATCGTCCTTCATTGAACGCAAAGCCATAACCAGCAGATACATCCACATCATCTGACGCATAGATGCTCCAAACTTCCGGATGTTTTCTTCATCGACTTCTGAGTACTTACTCAAGTCAATCTTGTTACCTACAATTGGCAACGCAGAAATAGTAGACTCTGTAACCTTCCGGATTTTAGATTTGAAAGACCCTTCAAGAATTACTGTTCTAATACTTCCTTTCACCTGACGATTAAGCAGTGGGTCAAATTTCTCTGCTTCATAACGCGTAGCAAATCCTTCAGGCAGCCAGCTCCGGAATTGCATAAGCATAGGACCTATCAGTGTTTGCTTGATAGGCATAATGCTCTGAGGATCATAGTTACCGTGAATACGCTTGTTTATTTGATCTAGACGGTTTGCTAGTTCTACAAACTTGGCTTCACCAGGCCGGTAACCTTCAGCTTGGATGATACCATTTTCATCAGCCAACTCGAACAACGACTTGCCATCAACCTTTTGGTTCAACAAGTACGAAACCATAACGTGACCATAGGTAAAGTACTCCGAGCTACGTTGGATTTCATACATCCGGATAGCTTTACTCAAGCCTTTACGCTTATTACCAATCACATCAGCCTGTGCAGGATCAAATTCTATCTCAGTGAAATCCTTGAGCATATTCAAAGTAGTCATCAAACCCTGCAGCTTACTTCCAGTTGCAGTCTTTGTAGCTCCGGTGTTAAGAGTCATTAGATTCAAGGTGCTATGCATCATGATACCAAAGGCTTGACGAGCTTCTTTTTCGTTAAAGTCCTTTTGGCCTGCCGCATGTTTCATAACCTGCATTGTACCAAACACAGCATTTACTTGAGCAGCCGGCAGGTTCCAAGCCATTCCCTTCATCTGCATGTACTGAACGAAGCGACGTATGATTTTGGCAAAGTCATACTGGCTACCTACGTTTTTCAACTCTTCTTCTAGCTCTGCCTTCTGTACATCATACAAAGTTTTTGGAATGGCACCTACCTTACGATCCTCTTCAAGCTGTTTGAGAGAGTTTTCAATACGCAACTTGGCTTCTTTCTCTTCTGCTGTACGGGCCTTCTTAGCACCAAAGAGCATCTTACCCTCTAGGTTACTGCGGCGGCCGTAGAAGCTATCCATAATTGCTTTAACGCTACGATTTACATTACTCCTAGCAGACTGAGTATTACTACTCATCACCGCACCTGCAGCGCTAAGAATCTTTTGTCCCATGCTGTTTGAGTGCTGGATACCTACCTCACCTAATACAGCTTCAATCATACGCACCTCATCTTCAATCAAGTTTTTATGCTTGTAAGAAGTTGCCATCATAGAGAAAGCAGCAAAGTTTTTCTCTAAATCATACTCCATACTTGCCTTATTCTTTAGCTCATTCAAGAAATAGGTTGGCAGGTTTCTTCGTACTTCACCTGTAACCGGGTCAATACTCTTAGCCAGACTGTCATCTATTTTAGTAGTAATCGATGACCACAAAGCATCATTCAAGTCCTGGCGTCGATTGTCACTCTTCCAGAACTGTTCTATCAACGACTGCTTAACTGCAGGGATGAAGAGACCTTGTTCCATCAAAGCAATCTGTCGAGCACTCATCTCATGCCGTGGTAAGGACGCTGTAAGGTCACGCATTTGCTCACGATACATTTCATAGAATGCTAGTGCAGCTGGCTCACGCTGTAGCTCTATGTATCGAGAGTCATGCCATTGCGTTTCCTTGCCCTTAATAAACCGAACGGGCATACGGTACAAGAACTCAGTATTTGGATTGCCAAATCCATTCTTGTTTATCCACTGGGCTTTCAAAGCAGCATGCTTAGACTTTGGCTCTGCAGCTTCAATCATATCGAAAGCGGCTTCACGACTATCGATATAACGCTGTACCAAACGATCTTGACGCAAGAACAACTCTTTCGTAGCAGCCTTACCCAGCTGCTTCTCCAACTCAAGTTCAATCTTGGGGTCGGGCTTACGAACTACAGTATCTGCAGTCAAATCATATGCACGCATATTAACTGTAGCAGAGTTCTCTTTCAGCCAATCCTGGAATGGCCTAAAGTTCTTTGTACGGAAAGCTTCGGCACGACGCTTCTTGAGTTCCATATCCCATTGTGCAGAGATAGGACCAATCAATTCATTAGTCTGGTTTTCTTCCGTACCCTTGACTAACCCGGACCAGCTATACTTTTTATAGTATTCTGTATCCTTAAATGCCTCACTCTTTTCATTGAACTCTGCATTACGGGCAACCCACTCAGCACGTTGAGCCTGAGCAGACTTGCGTACAACATCATCGAGATAACTCAACTCTACACGCCCTACACGACTGGCATCCATAAACAAAGAGTTCAACGCACCAATGTCCTTCATGTCCCGGAACGTATTTTTTGTAACAAGCTCCTCTAATGGAGTACCACGATATCGCTCCCTTGCATAGTTCTGCAGAATCTCCGCACTAACATCCAACCAGTCGTCCTGCAACTGACTTGCAACACCCTGCAAACGTCCAACCTCACTACGAGTCATACCCTCCGTATCCAACAGCTTCCGACCCTTACTGTAGAAGTCGATAACAGCCTGTGCATTCTGCAGACGAGCATGTGCATAAGCATGACGTGTATCGCGTGTGGTTGCCTTACGGACATTCCTGACCACTTCGTTCACGTCCTCAAGTTCACGTTGCGCCATCTCCACCATAACAGTGGCGCGTACACTATCATCATCTTTACCTTCCAGTGCCATCAGTTCCATACGCTCCATCCTCAGACGACGATCTACATCTGCCACTACCTTCGGACTGTTTTCGAACCTGGCTTTCAGCTCTTCAAATTCTGCAATACGCCGCTTCTTGTACTGCTTCAGTACTTCCAAATCAGTAGCCTTAAGCTCCTCTGCTTCAATACCTTCGGGCATAGTAAAGCTGAACAAAGTCATCTGTGAGCCAGCACCGTTCTCTTTAATGTTACTTAGGTTCTCTGCTGTCGTCTCCATCATAGAATACGATGCTGCATTTACTGCAGCCAGCGCAGAATCTTTCGAAAACTCAATCGGGTCTCCCAGTATCTGAGTATTCAGTGTAGTAATGATATCTGCAAGAACTTCATAAATCCTTTCTAACAGAGTCTTATTTGGACTCAACCGGATTTCATTCAATACAGCAGCAAACTCCGCATTTGTCATAGCCTCAGCTATAAACTCCTCTACGTTTACAAGACCATAGATACCTTTATCGTTTCTCAGTTCCGTTTGGAAATAGCTATATGCTAGCATTAGCCTAGGATCTGTATCATCGGTCATTTCCATCTCACCTAACCGGACTTTCCTAAGTGTTTCAAAGCCTAGTTTCAGCTTCTTTACTTCAGCTGGCGTATAGCCAAAGCGCTTTGTCAATGCCTCATCCGTAGTAATCTGCGTGTACAACTCTTTCAGCTTTGCACGATTTGCAGCATTCTCTTTCAAGTTTGCTCCAATGCGGCTCATATGGTGCACCATTTCGTGCGCCAGTCTATCTGGAGTAGCCTGTGTTGCATTAAGAGTAATAATCCCTTTACTATACTTATGGTCTCCGGTCTCGTTAAAGATTACACTTACTTGATTGGCTTCATCTAACCGGTTGTTCATAGCAACCAGTTGTTGTAGCAGAAGATTGTTTTCGCCACCCAACCGACTAACTGCCTCTTCCAGTGTTACTATACCCGTAGGTACAGCCTCGACCTTTACTTCTTCCTCTTCAGGTACAGCTTCCTCTTCAGATACGATTGGTTCCGGCTGCACTCGCCGCTCTTCGTTTTCACCTGACGGTACCTCCTCTTGCTCTACCGGCTCTACTTTTTGATCCTTATAGAATTTAGAAAACTCATGCGCATTCGTCAACTCACTAGTAGCGTAGTAGTTATGCAAGTATGAGCTTTTAGGCACGGCTACACCTTTTGCTATAACGATGCCATCATCTAGCATTTTGGTAATCTGATAGAGCCTGCCCTTTGTATCCCGGACGTATCCTATTGCATTCTTAGTAGGTCCACCCTTGAATTGCACTTCATCGACTATATGCCGATAGTTTGGCGGATACTCAACATCTACTACAGGTGCAATTTTTGGATTGTGCTGCATAATCTGTTTATGCATAGCAGTATTGACCTGGAAAGGAAGCTGGAAAATCTTTTGATTAGGATCGTATATGTCTTGAATGCCCATCGACTGCAGCATTTCTGCAGGGATGTACTTGCCAAAACTTTTCGAACCCAAAGTGCCACGCATAACCAAATCATACTCAACCAAGTCATAAGCCAGTTTCTTGACTTCCGGGTTTTTGCTTCGAGCCATAGACAGGAATGCAGAATGCAACTGCTCTGGTGATACGTTAATGCTACGATCTCCTTGAAACTCAACAGTATGTAGCTTGTCCTTATTAGGAACAAGGTCAAAAGCTTCTAAGTGCTTAAGAAACAGGTTGTTCCTAATTTCAGGGTTGTTTTGTAAGGCATCTGTAACCTTCCGGGCTATCGAAGTCCCCTGGTTTTGAGTAAGCTCTCTACGTAAAACACGAGCGTCTTTACCGGTACGCTGCTCTACCCATCTAGCGGCTAGATAAGAACGCACACCCTTGTAATAGTCGGTCTGGAACTCCTTACTAATGCGGCCTGACGCTTCAATAATAGATCTACCAAAAGGTGTACCCTCCAGATGCTCTCCTTCAAGCTGCAGAATATCCGCGCTAGTATCCTGAGCGTCCTGAAACGCCAACCCAGACACACTGTTGTTTATAAAGGCATCCAAGTCCATTGGCCCTCCAGTAGAATGCATATATGGGGAGAACGATATGGAGTACCGTGGCCCCTCGTACGCAGGGTTTTGACGGTCTATATGGTACTGACGGAATTGACGTGCTTTCTCCATTTTGTAGAAGAACTCTCCTCTATTTTTTGGAGACGCCGTATCCATCTTCATAGTCGTCATCAAGGTTTGATAGCCCCGCTCAACTTCAGTTAGCGTTTGTAAAGCCCTATATACGTTGACACTATGCAAAGCTTCTGTTTGTGCATCTACCTCATCAAGCAATTTGATTCCTGACCTATGAGCCAATACATTTTTAGCCATAGTGCGCTTTTGGGGCTTTTCTCCGTACTGCGCTAGATACTCCTCTTCAGCTATCTTGATCTTCTTATCTAAGTAGTCAGTTATATTGAAGTACTCATTATTACTTACTGCAGCAAACCGGCGCTGTTCCTCAATAGTCTCCACTACCTCTGGCTGGCGAACCATTATAGCAATGGTTTCCATGTTGTAGCCCATATTCGTCATATGAACCCAGAAGGGGTAGGTGTATTTGTCAATACCCAAACGTTCCAACAATTGATCGTTGGCGTTGTCTACCGCATGGTTCAAGAGCCTACTAAACTGGTCTTGGACTGTGCCTGCCTCAGTACCTTCAGGGTACTCTAAGATAAAATTGGTATCTAAAATCTCACGGTCACCAAGTCGAGCTAGCTTAATATCATCTGGAGCTGACTGTTCTGCAGTATCTGCAATACGTACAATCTGCGAGACCGTTTTAACCTTGTTCTTGATTACGGTCGTCTTTTGATAATGCGCTAATGCTCCAGCCATTTCAAGCTGGCTATGCAGAGTATTGGCATTTGCAAAAACTCCAATTGCACTTTTGGCACTACTTGCTCCTATAGCTGTACGAACGTTGTGGCGTACACTCAAAGGGTCCATACGAGGGTTGACAGTCGCTAAGTGCCGTGCCAAAGCCTTACTGTAACCATTACTAATGGGCGTATGGATTTCCTTCTGTACCTCTTCATTAGCATTACGCATACTAGCATGGTACACATCAATCTGACGGTTCCGAGCAGCTGCAAGACGCCTGGAGGATGCCGGCCTCAAAACATCTTTCGCAGTGTACAGACCTTCTAAGAACGCAGAGTCAATAACCTGCTTCGAGTTATGCGTAAAGTTGTCGTACTGCAGAAGCTTTTGTGCTGCCTGAGACTCAGGGTTCTGCACAAAAGACTCCAACACCAGCTCTCGCATAAGTTCAAGATTATCAAAGTCCTCAGTAACCTGAGGCCCACGAATCTTTTTCCCAAACCCGCCAATAGCTTTGTACTTATCGTAGGTAGTTTGATCAAACGTGCCCGACTTATTGCTTTGGTATGCATGCTCTACGCTACCATACTCCCTTCCCTCATAAGTAAACCGACGCTCAGCTAAGTTGGACAAGATGCGCGTATTCGTCTCGCTCTCGTTTTGCCCATAATAGATATTGATGGTTCCCTTATTCTCGATTTCTGCTTCACGAATAATAGTAATCTTACCTGTATCCGGATCAAGACGATGGCTGTACATCATGCCAAACATCTTATCGATATCAAAGTCTTGTCCGATACGACCTACTAGTTCATCTGGTACGATAAGCGTATCACCCATAGAGTCAGGCAAAAACCCAACGATTTCAAAGCTGCCACTTGATGCCTTCTTCTGATTCGGAATACGATATGCGAAAACTTGCAACAGCTCTTCTGGAACCTTGTCCATATCCAACCGCTTAGTTTCCGGGTCAATAAACTTAGAGAGATTACCCTTAAACTTCCAAGGCATAAGGATTTGATCTGGCTTACCCTCGATACCGACGCGAAGTTTTTTGCCGTCGAACTTATTGCCTACCCAGACAATACCACTTTTATCCATATCAGTGATATCATCAAAAGCCATCCCCATAGCAGGTGCAATAGGGCCTGAGAAACCAGCAATGCGACTCTCTATGACTTCTTTACGGTAGATTGATTGCAGCAGACTATTGACACGCTCTTCACTAATGCTCGCCCACAGAGGTGTTCTAAAGCGATTCTTCTTTAGGTCTAGGCGCAAGTGTGCTATTTCCGCTATCTCATAGCCCCGCTCCATTGCCTCTTGCAACAGACGTTCAGCAAGCTTAGGCTTTACACCTTCTGCATACTGAAGGCGAGGACGATCGACTGATTTATCTAATTTAAAGCCATACCTCTTAGCAAACATTTCACGTCGCAGCATACGCTCCTCTTTACGAGCAGCTATATAATGTTCGTGAACTTGCTTACCATTCATGGACACTCCGTTTACCTCGAAGCCGGTGTACTCTTCTCTGGCAATATTTGCCATGACGAGCTTTGCCACCTGAGAGCCATGAATTTTCTCCTTGCTTTTACCTACAGGTACCTCCTGCTGGATTCGCATACCGCGTCTATCTAAAACAGATTGTCCTGCCCTGATATCTTCCGGTATCTCAATCTTTCCATCTTCTGTATAGATGTTGATACCAGGTATTTTATGAGAACCGACCTTATATGCAGTTTTATGGATTGCACGGTCAATGTTATTCTCCTCCATAAGTTTACGCAGCTTATCCAACTGTGTACCCTTTGTGAATCTTGGCAATAGCGGGAACTGAGCACTCTTTACATAGTGCATTATCCCAGCACCATCACGCATGACATTTACAGGTTTCATTGGCTGGAACCAAGACAATTCATCTACATCCAGCTTTGCACCTGATTTTACTTTAGGCATAATACCGTTGTACTCGTCAAGAGACATCTTCCCTTGGGCCAACAAAATACCTAGATGCTCCTCTGCAGTTACGTATTCAGCAGCATCAGCTGCATCAATATTCTTATACTGACTCTTGATCTCAGATTCTGGTACACCAATCTTACGTAAGTAGTCAAGATGCTCTGAGTTATGCTTTTTATCTTTCAAGACCAATACGCTGATAGAGCTATTGCTTCTACCATTCGGCATTTCTTCATCGCTCATAATCGGTATCGCAGTACCAGGAGCAATAAGTCCTGCCAAACGCTTACCTAAGTTGTCGATTGTTCTACCTGAATCAACTACACCGTCTGTATACTTTAGGAAGGCTTCCGGACTACCCGTAAACGCTAGCAGAGACTGTGCGTTTATAGCCCGAGACTCTGCTACATACTTTGCAGCATACAACAAGAAAGCAGTTTTACGATCTTGATTTTTGTTTTGCTCACCGATATGAGTAATTACAAAATTTGATTCCGCTTTATCGAAGTACTTCAGCTTTCCAATAGCACCATTCCTCTTCTTATCATACGCCTCATTAGCAAGCTGATTCAAGACATACTGGAAGTCATCTTGCAGTTGAGCTGCCATTCTATTTGGAGCAGCAGAGTGAAGTGCAGCACGTTTGCCTTTAGTAATTTGACCCTCTGGCAAAAGACTATTGAGCATAGGAAACAGGATAAACTTGGCAGACATATCGCCTTGCACCCGTTGTTCCTGAATCATATCTAACTCCTTATTGACTGCAAACAAAAGCTGCTCTTTGTAGTACCGGTCTACATCTAAAAGGTCTGTTACCTGAATATCTGAAGTTGGGATATTGGTGAATTTATCTGCCTTTTTTAGAATAGCTAGGTTCATAGCAGGCACCCGCAACAAAGGCATAGTGCTTTTGTCTGCTAGGGTAGGAAGCATGTGTCGGCTCAGAGGGCGCCCCTTGTTGTCGAGATCATTGTCATTACCCATAAATGACATACGCGCTATAATCTGATCTGGCTCCTCCATATCATGGAAGGTGCGAGAGTCAGCAGCAGACTTCAGGTTCTTGATGCCATTTACATAGTCTACTCTGACTTTATGTTTAGCCTGTTGCAAATCTGGTCTACGGATAGCCTTAACTAATGGGTTTCCTTCATCGAAACTACTTAAGTCATTCTCACGTAGATTCCGCAGTTGCACAGTCAAGTGCTTGGGAGCATGGTAGTGATACCGAAGTTTGCCATCAGCATCTCTACTAACCATCTGAATAAGATTCTGCTGATGCTTGGCTGCACTACCAAAGAAGTTCTGGATTGCTTGCTGAGTTTCTTTTGTACTGTACCATTCAGTAGCTTCTATATCACTGGACTGTTCCAAATAGTCTTTAAGAGCCAGTCGTAGCTTACCATAGGAAGATGCAATTCCTATCTTATTGCTCATATCAAGCCCAATACCAAAGAAGTCCTCATTAAAGTCTGTCAAGACCTCGCTAGGAATCTGTAACCCAAAGTGCTTATAAAGCAAACGGGTTGTATCAAGAGCCTTATTAGTAGACTCATCAGCGATCCGGTCCATCTCATCAACAATAGCTTGTACCGTAGACCGATTTACTACTGTCTCTCCCCCCTTCAGCTTAAAGAACTCGCGATTAAGCATATTCTGTAGAGCAATACGCACAACGAACTTGTCCATATTGGACTCATTACTATCAAACTGATAGATAATGCCTGGTTTGTCTTCTATATCTAAATCGATATTACCCTCTTTGAAAGGCCTTAGCTTAATGCTAATGTGACTACCGTCTTCTTTATGTGCCCAAACCACAAATTGTTGACGCATCATACGCCTGTAGTCTAAGTCTTTACCTTTTGCGTTTTTGGTATCTAGTTGGTCCAAGATGTCACCCAATACCGGTACTTGGTCTGCTCGGTCCTGCATGACTTTACTGACAGCTTCCCAAGAAGGTTCGACCCCTACAAAGAAGGGTTGAATTTGTGCCTGCAGACTCTTGAAGTCAAGAAACTTCCTACCTAAAATGCCTTGTGTAGCTGGAGTGCTTTCTTTATGACGCAATCCCATAAGCATTAACCGCAACTCAAAACGCATGGTTTTAGCCGGGTCCGTACCAAAAGCAAAGTTGTCATCAAAAGTGGCTAGAGCAGAAGGTTCTCTCTGTACACGATCCTCCTCTGTTTCAGGATTCACTGTTGCACCGCCTTCTTCTCCATCAATTTTATCTCCTACCTCTCGAGCTAAATCTTGGCTGTCTTCTATTTGCTCAATAGACCTAACTAGGTTTTTAGAATTTACTTTGATTACGCCATCTGCTTGACGCAGAACTTCATGAAACGCTAGCTCAACAAACTTGTCAAAGTTTTTTGGCTCTAGCATCTTCTTTACATGCGCCGCTTTCTCTTGCGCAATCTCATTTCCTACCTGCTTCTCCTGTTTCTTTTGGTAAATTGTAAGGTTTCGTTTTAGCTCGCCTTTAATTTGTTTTGCGTCTCGTGGTTTACGTCGTCCCAAGCTACGGCTTTGAGCAAGCAGCTGCTGAGAGATTTTACCTGCTAAGACATTTACAGAGTCTTGTACACGCTTAAGCGTAAAGCCCTCGACGCTGTACAAGTCTCCTGCTCGCTTAAGCATATCTTCCTCATCCTCATCGAGTACTATTGAGAAATCAGAATCATCGGCTTCATAATTACCGATATCCTCTTCACTAACACCAGTGTTTTCCGGATTAGCATCAATGGTATCGTCTTCTTTTTTAGGAGCAGGGATACCGATCTCGGTTTTTGTTTCTAGGGTAGCATTTGCCAAACGCTTTACGTAAACCTCATTGTTTACTACCATGGGAATACGCCCTTTGACATCACTGAAGATGACGTTCTGACCGTACCACTCTTTTTTGCCAACCATCTCCACGTCGATAGACCCGTCTTCATTGACGTTCATAGACAGTGGCAGCTCTGACTTATCCATCTGAGCAAACTGGATGCCGTAAAGCACCTTAGATAGCTGCTGTGCAAACTCTTGTGCATTGCCTTTTACCCCAGGATCATATTTCAAATCCTTAAGCGGGTTACCATTGTCATCAAAGCGAGTAATAAATAGAGTAGGAATGTGTTCTCCTGTCTCCTTTACATACCTAAGCATTGGACGATTGGATTCAACCTCCTTACGCTTCAACGCAATGATTTGATTCAGTACACTTTCAACCTTGTCCTTTGGGCTAGCAGCATCCTCGATAGAGTCAAACCCAAAGTCTTTGCTCAGCTTAGCCCATGCTGCTTCGTATTGAGCCTCTGTTAGACCTAAACTGTCTGCAGTGACAAAATCTCCAGCAACCAAAGCCAACTCATACATGCGAATAATAGACGTCGCTACTTTGGCTCCTATCTCTTGACCTCTAATGTCAAAGCTTTGCGTGTTATTGTTTGCATCCTTTACGGTTACAAAGGTTCGAGTTGCATTGCCGTATGTGTTTCGAGCATTACGACTGGTAGCAGTTTCAACTGTATTGTTTAATACGTCTACAACACGTCCAGGGCCGCTTTCACTTGCAGGCAATTCCACCACAACCTTTTTGATAGCATCAAGATTGGCTTCATTATTTGTTCCGGTAAGACCCTTACCAAGTGTAATACGTAGATGCTTTCCATCTTTTGTAATAGCCCTAGTACCGGTCTGCACATCCGCTCTAACAATACTAGTTTCAAGGGGACCAAAAAGAAGCGCACTTACAATTTCAGGAGCTACGGTTTCTACTAGCGCACTATGGATAGTCTCATCTTTATAGTCATAATAGACATAGCCACCTACCTTACGAACTACAATAGTGCTACCCTCTCCAATATTGTCTACAATAGCTTGAGCTGCACCTTTTCGCTTTGGATTTGCTTTACCTATATCTGCAATATCAATACCATCTAGTACGATAGACCCCATCTCAAAGACTACTGTACCCTGTTCAGTGGATTTAGTACGCTGTTGCTTTTTTGCTTCTATCTCCTCAAGAGCTTTACGGCGCATCTCCTCCGCAGTGCCCTCTTCAAATTCCGCACCAGATTCCGGATCAACCGGACCATCCTCATCATCAATTACATTATCATCTATAGGAATGAAAGTATCGTCTCCTGACTCTGGGTCTATGGGGCCATCTTCATCATCTTCTACTATATCAGATACTGGACCATCTTCAGGATCTTCCACATCTCTTGGCGTATCCTCCGAGGTCGGCTTTGCTTTGGGCGGCTGCTGACTGGGTTCATCATTATTGACATCTTCTTCAGCCTCTTCATGGGCACGCTTGGCTTCATTCTCTTCCTCAACCTTTACAGGGTCTTCCTTAAGTTGAGCTTGAATACCTCCGGATAGACTTGCAACAAACCTATCATACCCCCCTGGCTCTAACAGGTTGTTGTACATACGGATAAGAGCAAGCCGGTCTAGAGCAACCATACGCAGGTCGTTCAGTACACTGTCTTTATCCAAGTTGTTTTTAGCAAACGACCCAATCTCTTCGCCACTTTCAATCAAAGCCTCATTCAACCTAAAGAGTGCGTCTACTCGAGACTGGGCTTTTTCTAAATCAAACCCGTACTCTCCAGACAAAGCATCTTCTAGCTCTTCTCGTTCACGCATAATGCGCTCACGTTCTTCCTCCAATGCCTTAATCTCTTCTTGGCGTTTGGTAGATTTTTCTTGATCTACATTACTGATTTGACCTGCAGCACGTTTTGTTTCAAGCTGCTTATCAATCGCCTGCAAACGCCGTTGACTTTTAATAGCTTTGTTTAACGTTTTTTCGTCAACGTTAAACGCAGTCATCACTTTGACTGCATCCAATACCTCTGCACCTGTAAGATTGCGCAAGTCTTTAGACAGCTCTTCTGCCATAGATTTTTCACGCGCATCTTTATCATTGATGTTGTAGAGCATATGTGCCAAAGCAGTATGTACCTCCGGATCTTCGCCTTGGTAAATACTCTCACTAGCCTCATACGCTTGCTTAACCATGCCCATACGCTCTTCGAAGCGCTGTACAGCCCTAGTTTTTGCATCAGATATTTCTGATTCAGTCATGTTAGACACATGTACCCCATCACTTTCCGCTAACATTTCACGGAACTCCTCGTTGGTTTGCTCTTCAACAATTCCCTTAAACTCTGCAATTGCATCGTCATAACGACCCGTAGTAAGCTTAGAGCTTGCAAAGCTGAAGATGCTATCCCCCTCAATGTCTTTTAAGACTTTTAGATTGCCCTCTGTTGCAGCTTCTTTATGCTGCTTTTCCAAACCCTGCATACGTACAGCATGGTCTAACTCTGCTCGCATAACCGCTCCTACATCGCCGTTTTCTTTGTGCAATTGAAGGATGCGATCAACTTGCTTATCTCGAGCTAGCTGCTGCCTACGAATCTCACTGGCACCACCGATAAAACGTGGCTTGATTTTCTTGCCGTCCGCATCAACGCCTTCACTGTATACGTTACCAATCAAGACGTTAGGCAAACCCATGTAGCCAATGACTACACCAAGAGCTACTTCTTTCAGACCTTCTGCGGTACCGTATGCCCCTTGCAAACCTTCTACAAAGCTGTCGGTATACTTGACCACTTTGTCTCTGTTATCCGGATCATACTTTTGCGCAATAAAGTCTTTGGTAGACCGGCTGATTGTACCCTGACCGCCTTCCTCTACAAAACCTTCATATAGGGCAGAACGACCTCGAGCTGTAGCACGACCCATTCGACCACCAAGAGGATTAAGAATGTCTCCGCTGTAGGCTACTCTACGTGCTCGTTGCACATCTAGAATATCTGGCAGGTCGTCCCACTTTTTACCGTATGCCTTAGCTATCCGCTGCTGTTGTTTTGGATTTACGATAGAAGACTTATTTATAAAGCGCTCTACGTTCATGCCTCGACGCATACCTAGCCCAAATAGTTTTGGGAACATGAGCATATTACCTACCCCTACAAGAGCCAGGTTAGCTCCGAATACGGCGTCTCCATATTTGCTGTTTTCTTCCCTAAACTTTGCTTTGTCTTCTTCTGTCATAGGCACACCAAATTGACGCTCAAACTCTCGAGAGCGCTCTTCAGTAGCTTCATTAAGCATATGCCTCGCCTCTAGTCCTGCTTCCATACCAGCACCAGTAAGAAGCTGTCGAGAGACCCTAGCAAGGCTAGAAAGTTTTGTTGCCCTATCAATAGCCGCTCCCGCTTGACCTAATGAAGCAGCAGCAGTTGCACGTGTAGCATCGTCACCAAGTTTTGTCGCGCCTTTGAGTGCATCATCTACTGCTGTTTTACCGATGAACCGGCGACCTCCACTCGCTAATTGCTTCATTACACGCGCACCCCTAGCAACAAGACCAGCCGTTGCAGCTGCTTGCACTGGGGCAGCAGCACCTCCAGTTAATGCTGTAGCCGCACTTAGCCCTACCTCTGTAAGTACCGCACCAGCCACAAACGATAAAGCCCCTGCAAACTCGTCTACTAAACCCACGCCCTTTTTAAGTAGGCCCTGGTTACCACCCCGTGTTACCTCAAACTGCTCATTAAACCCTTCCTGAGCGCGGTCTAATGCGTTTGATAACGTGTTATCATAGATTTTAGTAAGGTCTCCATTAGCAAGAGCAGCTCCTGCTCCATATGCCATACCTACAGTTCCTTGTGCAACATTGATACCGGTATCCGCAACAAATCCCAAAACAGTATTACTCAACTTACCTGCAATACCTTGTGCTTCTTGTGACCGGTTGTATGTATCAGAATAGCCAGTGAAGGTACTTCCTTGGTTTAGCTTTTTAGTTGTACGAACACCAAGAAAACGCCGATCACTAAATTGATCAAAGTCATAGTCCATACGTGCATCCTGTCCGTTGTAGAGGCTGACGTTACCGTCACCATCCCGGAAAAGCATGCCCTTTAAGGTTTCACTTGTTACCTCCTTACCTGATTGAACTGGAGGATCTGGCTCCTTTTCTTCGACAACTGAGGGTTGTCCAGTGAGAGCTTCACGCAAATCTGCGTCGGATACTCCTGACAAAGAGCCTGGAGTAATAGGTGTAGTTTCTTCAGCCATTATCGTCCGCCGATTTCGCGTTCCAAAATGAAGCTGCCGACTGCGGTTTCAACAGCTCCTTTATTGTCTTTACTCACCGCAAGAGGTTCGCCATTATATACGATAAGTTCACCAGTAGCAATGTCTTTAAACCGGAACAGATCTCCCTCTTTTACAACTTTGAGTCCTGCTCTTGGCAGGTCTACACTAGTAGCGTCACCATACAAAACATCTCCAAGCTCTGAAGCGTATACGTGACTCAGTAGAGGCAGCACTCCCTGACGTGTATGATACCCTGTATTTGGACTATTGATTTGCAAGAGGGTTGGTCCCATATTGTCTTGGAGCTTCAACAAGTCCTCTTCATTCATAGGCCGCATAATCACTTCATTTTTTGCATTTACACCACTGCCTTGTGTAGTATGAACGCGAATCATCGGTACAGTTCGGACAGTCTTCTTACCTGTTTCTGGGTTTTCAACTGTAGCGTTGTAGCCCGCAGCTCCCATCACTACCTTATTTACTTTTCTAGTACCATCTAGGTAATTAGGGAGTTGGACGAGATTGCCTTCTTGATCAAGCTTAACCTGATCCTGTTGACCAGATATCGTCATCATCAAGTACTCGTCTAACATGCTATTATCAGTTCTATCACTCAACTCTTGGAATACCTGGTCTGGAGTAGACTCGTCACCGTCCGGTATCATAGCAGCCGCATTACCTCCTAGCACAACACCTTTAGGAGCATTAGGGTCTGTAGCTGCTCTTGAGCTACCACGCCCCGTACGAGGGGTATTAATCAGTGGGATAGCATCGTTATAAATTCGATCTGAAATTGTTCTTGCTATAGCTGCTTTTTCTTCCGGAGGCAAATCCAAGAACGGTTTTTTATGTAAAGCACGAGCCATCTGATCCATTTCAATGCGACCTTCTGGTGTATTTCTGTAAGCAAAGAATGCACGATAGTTATCATCCGACGTATCCGGTGTTAATTTATCCGGGTCTCCGCCAGGGCCATACACATATTCTGAAAGCGCTTGCTTACTATCTAATACATCGGTACCAACATTACGGAATACAGCTTGGTGAGCTTTTTTATAGTCAGGCTCTTCGGCTACATAGCTGTTAAACTGAACAGGATTATCATTTTCATCAAGGCTCTGGAACTCTTCCGGTCGAGGCCCAACTCCAATTGTAGTCTTACCGTTAGCAATCAGCTGAGACCTGCGCTGCTCATACTTTTCTAAGTCCTTGACGTTTTGTTGGATTTGTGCAAAGCGAGGATCTATTGCTAAGGCTTGAATTTGCTTGCGAATGCTACGAGCATAGCCAGGTACATTGTTTTCCTCGGCTGCCTGTTTGCTCATAGCTCGTAGTTTACCATACTGCTCGTCTAGAAACGCTCTACCGCGTTCATCTCCTGGAGCAAGATTTGCTTTTTGCTCATTCAACAACGCTAATGATTTAGTCGTAGCTGTCTCCGTTGCAGCAGTAATCCTATCTAATCTGTCATAGGCACGTGACATTGCTTGGAGAGGAATAGCTCCTTCCAACGCACTGCGATATGGCAGCAGATTAGGTCTTTGAATTCTTTCAGCCATTATTGTCACGGGTTTTGTTCTTCTTCAACACTTTGAGGCAATCCGTATTGACCCATACGGCCAACTTGTTCAATTGCTAAAGATTGTTGTGGGAAGTAAATATTTTTTAGATAGTCTTGCGCAAAGTTTGCTCCTACATCTAACGGGGCTTGACGTATATCTGCTTGAGCCTGCGTCATATCATTACGAAATGTACGAGCGTCATTAAGATATTGGTTTCTCAATGCGTTATTACTTTGACGCATCTGAGCAGCCAAAGCATCATAGCTTCGACGAGCCTGTTGACGAGCGGCGTTATCTGCCGTTTGCAAACGCTGCTCTTGACGGAAGCGCTCACCTAGTAGACTACCACGCATAGCAGCACGAGCAGTTTCAGACATACCATCTGCTCGAGACATAGCTTGAGTAGAGTCACGCACATCTTGCAACTGTTGCCCAATTGTGCTTTGGTAATTAAAAGCAGGAATATCTGTAGTAATTGGAGCTACAGGCGCTTGCATTTGTTGTAATGCCCTGCCTTGTATAGCTGCACTACCCAAAGCTGCAGCAGCCGGAATACCCATCATCAAATTACCCCGCCCCATATTGAAGCTAAAGGTATCTGGCGTCATAGATGCTGTGCCATCTGTTGTTGTCCCTGTGCCCGTTTGCCCTTGGACAGGCGTTTCTCCGTCTTCGAAACGAGTTTCTAGACCATCCCCAGTGCTGACTGTATTTTCAGGAACAGGTGGCTGACCTCCAACAAGTTCCGGCCTATTTGCTACAGAAGGAACTGTAACTGGGTCAGAGGCTGGTGCCGGCATAGTAGTATTACCAACTTGCACATTTACAGGATTGACATTTACAGGATCAACCTCCGTATTTCTCATCAATGCCGGAATACGATTAGCAGCTTCAACTATACCTGCAGCTTGTACCGGCAGTCGTTGTAGCGGACTAAGGGTTAAAGGCTCTGCAGCAGCATTGTAACGCTGATTAAATGTAGCCAGCTCATCATCTGCTACGCCTGCACGACCACGTGCATTTAATCTACGGGCGTTTGCCGCTTGCTGTTGCTTAAGTGCGGCATTATCTGCAGCTTTTGCCTTATCAGCTTTTGCTTGGGCTTTGGCTGCTTTACCTGCAGCTTTATCTGCCTTTGCTTGCTTTGCACGAGCTTGAGCTGTTGACGTAGCATTAGCTACCTCATCTTGTGCTTCCGCCGCTTTCTTCTGGAGGTTCGATGCTTTCAAATCTGCCTTGCCTGCTTTGACAGCAGTACCCGTAGATCCTACACGAGTTGCTCGAGCAGCTTGGTAAGCATCTTCTGCTTTATTTGCAACCGCAGTAGCATCGTCTGCTCCTAAATTCAATGCCCGTTTTGCATTTAAGAAAGATGCATAGCTACCTGGAAAATCGCTAGGCCTACCACGGAAGATATTACGTATAGCAGTTGGAGACTTAAATACAACAGGAGAAAGCTCTATGCCTAGTGTAGCAAAGTGTGCTGCTTTCTGTGCGGGAGTGTAGTTAGGGTTATTAGCTACCTCAAAAGCATTTTCACGATCAGTAAGGCCCAAATCCCCTGTAGCACCCATTATACCACTAGAGATGCCTCCAGCAAGTGAAGCAGACCCTAAGAACCCAGGTGCATTATATATTGAACCCCGAGCAAACTGACCTCCTACAGTATTCAGCGCAGTACCAAACTCTCCTGCAGAGGTCAATGCCCGTGCACCTAAATTAGTAGCAGCTTGCGCCGCTCGAGCAACTGCGGGAATTTGAGACAACCCTGTACTTGCACCTAAAGTACCTAGCGCTAGGCCCGTATACAAAGTAGGCTGCAAAAATTTACGCGCAAAATCATCAGTAGCCTCATGAATACTACTAGTCATATCCATCCCCCGCCTCAAGAAATCTTCCCCACCAGCATTGTAATTGTCATAATTGATTTTATCAATCATGCTCGAAAAGATGGGACGTCCCTGAGCATCACGACGCCGCTCTGTAACTACAGGAGCTGCTGGTAGACCTATACTACCCGCAGTACTAAAAAAGCCTCCGTCTTCCACTCCAGCATCTGGAAAGAAAGACAATGATTTACCCGGGTTAGCTTTCTCAGCTTCTTCCAACTTCTCCATAAACCGGTCTGCTGAGATATTAGTCTCAGGAGTCCAACCCATAGAGCGTGCCATAAGCTCATTGTCACTAGGCTGTGCTGGCGGTTGTGGTGCTGGTTCTTCTGTTACAGTAGCCGCAGGTTCTTCAGGAGTTTGTGCAGGAGCCTCTGGCGGGTTTGGACTAAAGGCCTGATTGTAAGCAGCACTATCGCTTACAGCAGGTATAGCAGTTTCAGTAAAAGCTTGCATCTTAGGCATGCTTACACTGTACTGATTATAGTTTTTAGCCATAAACTCAGAATCCTGAGCTTTTTTCTTGCTCAAAGTTCCACCACTCGCAATAGTAGCATAGGCACCATTTAGAGCTTGTTGTAGCTGTTCTGGAGATGGGTTTGATTCTGAAACATCAAAGTCTAGATACTTAGCAACACCCCCTCCACTTGTAGAAGTAAACCAACCTGCAACTTGTCCAGCAATAGCCTCGTCTAATAACAAGTCAGGATTTTCTACCAAACTGTCATTTCCAAATATTGCTTGACTAGCACGTTTGTAGTTGCCCTTACCAGTTAGCTGTATAAGACCTCTGCCTCTATACTTGTAGCCATCACCTGGTGCATTATTACCTGTGGCATTTTCATAAACCAAATTGAAAAATGCCTCATCATCTTTCTTTAGCTTATCAATCTCAGCATCTGTTTTATCAGCTAAAGCTTCCTTAAATCTTTCATTAACGCCTCGAATATCTCCAGCAGCCGTATTCCTATACGATCGTTCCACAGCCATGGAATCCCCTCCCGACTCTTTGCTTGTTACACTAACTGCAGCTAGAGCTATCGCATCACTATAGCCAGCTTCGTTTTTCAGATAGTTAAGCATATCAAGTTGACCCTTAGTCAACCCTGTTTCACTAGACACAGACGCACTAACTTCTGGTGGTAAAGTTGGTGTACCTCCTAATACCATTTGACCCATCTGCGGCTGCTCCATTTGCATACGCATAGTTTCATTCTGCCCCTTTAAAGCCTCTAGTGCTGCATAGCCCTTTTTCATATTCATGCGAGCAGCATTAGCCATAGGCCCTACAGGGTAGCGACTTAGTGTTTCTTCCTGCTTAGCAAGAAACTTTGCAATTTGGCTTGCTACTTCAGCAGGCGTTTGTTTCGACTTTTTCTTGCTCATGAGATCATAGATAAAATAGAAGATGGGTCAAACCGCATCTCTTTAGCGTCACTAAATACATAGGGACTATCCTGTACTTGACCCATTTGGTCTACAAAGGGTTCGGTTGCGCCACGTGTAGGTATACCGCCCATTTCATGAGACGGGCCTGCACCTTCATACAAGTTGTTACTCTTACGCTTATACGTGCCTTGTCCAATAGCGATTGGAGGATCATTAGGCCCTGCTAAGATTACTTCGCTTTTTTCTGTTTCGTAATCAACTGAACCTCCATGTTCATAGTACCCAGCACCAATACCATTTTGATCATAGGTGCTCAATACCTGTGTGCTAAAGTTCTTTGCAGAATCTTGATTTGCTGCCGTCCTTTCAGCTTTTGCCTCTTCTAGTGCTTGTAGATATTGATTCTTTTCTCGATGATGATTAAGTAAACTCTTACCTAAACCAAAAGCTCCACCAATAATAGCCCCAGGTAATCCAAACTGTGCTCCCATACCTGCTCCTTCTAGTACGCCCCCAAATCCATCGGCTAAGGAAAAAGCGTCTGTGGGTCTAGAATCCGGATTTTGTGACAAAGATCGAAGTAGACTTCCTGCAGTACCAAGTCCTGCTCCTAAAGCAGCACGGTTAGCATTTATCTTATTTTGCTCTTGAATCTGATTCATCAACTCAACCCCTGTTAAGTCTTGAAATATTTGACCGCCTTCTGAATATTTAGGGACGTTACGTCCACCATACCGTTGTAGCATTTGCATAGTTTCATTTGCAGGGTAAGCCCCAAAAAGCAAAGGGTTAGTTTCTAAATTATATGCAGCGGATTGATTTGCTATATTAGTATTAGTCATACGACCTCGATATTTTCTTGCTAAGTCTTTAGCACTTAACTCGCGATCATATAGGGTATCACTCATGTTGCCGCCCATAACAGAGTATACAGGATTACCGTCTGCATCCATCGTGATGTCTGTGATAATATCACTGTGACTATCGTAGCTCTGACCCTCTTTTGCCTGGCGCTTAAAGAATCCGAATTTTTTATTGCCTGTCTTCTTGCCACGACCACGAAAAAGAATATCACCTATCTGATAGTCACTTCCTCTTCTAGCAGGTGAGGCCTCATAGCTGCCTTCTCCTTGTAATGCCCGGTTTATATAATCGGAGTGCCGCGTGCTTCCCTCAAAGCTTGGGTCATATGCCTGCGCAAGGTTAGTTACAGTGCCTGCACTCCATGCAGTACCAAGCCTGTTTTTTTCTGCATTTTCAGGCAATACCACATCTTCCATAAACCTAGGAATAAACCGGTAATTCTCTGGTTCATCCGGCATACCCTCAGGCAAATATTTATAGTTGTAGTCTGTTTGCTTATTTTTAAAGCGTCCTCCCAACAACTCGTTATCAATAAAGCCTGCAACACGTGGGTCGTACTCTTTCATAAACTCCCCACGAGCATTTGTAAAACGGTTCCTTAAATTTTGTGCTTGCATTGCCAGCATTTGTTGCCGGATATACATAGGGTCATTTTGCAACTCCATAGGAATTGCAGGATTAGATTCAGGAAGAGGATCACCCGTAGGATTACCTCCAAGATATTTCTTGTTTCGTGCAGGCTCTATAGTAAAATTCTTTGGACGCTTCTTTGCTTTAGGTTTAGGACGTTTCTTCCCATCCGGACCAGTACCAAGTACTAGATCAGTTAGATTACGACGTTCACACCTATGTCCATTGAATTTTTTCATTAGCACTTCCAGCGACGGCGAGCTTGCCTAATTCTTGAGTTTGGATTGTTACGTGTCTTTGCACTAGAGCGCTTAAGTTGACCTAATGACCGTGCGCAGTAAGACTTACGACGCTTAGCTGCCTTGCTGCCTTTCTTAACCTTACCCGTTACAGCTGTCTTGAGTTTGCTACCTGGGTTTGCCTTACGGTATGCACGTACTCCTTTAGCAGTCATGCCTGCTCCCGACTTTGTAGGTCGGTAGTTAGCCCCTTTACCTTTTGTAGTGCGGCGAATCGGTTTGTCTCTTTTGCGTGGCATCAGAAGTCGCTCATTATAATTTCATCAATGTCGTTTTGTATGGTTGCTGCATCGACTTCAAGCTGCATCATAATGTTTGCTTGATATCGCTTGATTTCTTCACCTTCATTAAAAATAATGATGGTAGGTACTACTACTATTTTGTGTTCTACCTGCTGTTGCGGATCAGACGCAATATCTACACGTTTGCCCTTGCAGTCTTTTAAAGACTCAATCCATGGGACACTGTTCTGCTTATTGAAGTTTGCATTAAACTCTACAACGCAAAGGCCTTCGTATAAGTTTTCGGTATCAACTACCGAAGGCGTAGAAATTACTACAGCTCCGATAACAAATGTAGCTATAAATGCGGTAAAGAACTTCATGGTATTACTGTCTTAAGTCATCAATCTTCTCCTCAATCCTTTTAATGTCCTCTTTGATTTCAATTACGTCTTCCTGAGTGCTCATGATTGTTTGGCGTACCAGCTGATCTTTCATATCAAACTCCATACGTGTAATCTCTGGGTCTGGAGGCACTGGCAGCTCTTTTGCCTCAGCAATGTCCGCCTGCAGTACAAACCACATACTGATTACTACACTCAATCCCGCACCAATACCGAGCAGCGTCTTGATGCTGACCTGAAAGCTGGTATCCTCATTTAACTCCTTAGCCATAATTAATAAATTACATAGTTTACACCTACTGAAAACATGTGCCACTGCCGGTTCCAATACCGGTGAAATGTACCCTCACCGAATATCCCAAGACTGCGAGTGATTCTCCAGCCGCTGATAAGACCAATAGACATGTCAAGCCATTGGTTGCTACCAACAAGGTTGTTGTATGAGTAAGGGTTAGTTGTAGCCAAATGAATAGGGTAGAAGTTTGTCCAGCTATGAATCCACAGATCCTTGCTGTTCTGGTAGTAGTCAAAGCCAATTACCGCACTGTGACACCACTGTGCAGGCAGCTCATTGCGCTTCTGAGCTACGTAGTCTGACAATACCTGTGGAATTACTACCTCCCGCCATACATCAATACTATTTGCTACAACTGCACCATCAGGGTCAATAAACTCCTGTGTAGCAAAGTCTACACTGTAACCCTGGTCAAGTGCCAACGACGTGTAGTGTATAGAGTTGTTTGCTTCTACCCATTCAGCAATAGGATCATAACCATATGCCTCTGAGATACGCTGAGCAATACCAACGTTGAATGAAATCTTGCCTTTGCTGTTGAGCCGGAGACGCTGACTAGCTTCAGTATAGCCTACATCTGCAAATCCATCTTCGAGGTACTCAACCTTTGCAAGCCACCGCTTTGCTACATACCGCAAGAAGTGATGCTGATTGACACGTGAGATACCCTGCTGACGTCTGTAGTCAATCTCCGCTAAAAACTCAAAGCCTTGGCGCTTACCAATTGTAGCATCATCGCCATATGTTTTTTCAGTACCATCATAAAACACATTAGCTCGATTCTCGTAGCCAAAACGTGCAATCTTACGAATGCCCAAAGTCAGGCTGTAGTCAAACGGCGTTTCAATCTGCTCGTACAGTACTGTATTACCGTCAATAGAGTATGCTTCTGTTGTTGCCAAAGAGTTGTTGCCATTGGCTGCAGCATACAGCGTAGAGAACTTGAACAGGTTGTCAAACACTCCCTGTCCAACACACATAGCTGGCAGGACACAGAACAGTAATGCTACCAAAAGTCTCATTGCTTTACAATTTTGATGTTGTACGTGCGGAGATATGCATACACCTGAAGGTTGTATACTCCTGCAGGCCATAGGTCTGTGTCAATACGTGTATCCATTCCCTCGTACATCAGCTGCCCCTGCATATTGTAACACATGATTGTTTCCAAGTTTGCACAGCTGATATTCAATACATTACGTACAGGGTTCGGATATACTCTAATCGTATGGTCGATCTCTGCAACATCTGTAGGCCATCCTGCCTCACAATAAGTATGCAGCTCTTGACAACTACCATCCCATTGAGTATTGCAGCAGTAGGGATCAACTTCAATTACCCAAGCGTAACAAGAATCATTGAGCCAATACGGTTGACCTGGACCTGTAACACATCCAGCATCATATAAGCATTCTATATTATTTGCTACATTTGCCTGTACACTAAAGTTATAAGCATTCAAGTCCATACAACCCGTAACTACATCTATGCAACTCCCATTGTCGGTGTTTGCATCTTCATTGTAGTTGAAAGCCGTAGAATCAGTACAACCATTAATAATGGGAATGCACGAACCATTATCTGTATTTGCACTCGGGTTATAATTGAACTGCGTGGGATCAGTGCAACCAAAGATGTAGGGAACACAATCTCCTGGGTCTGTAGCCAAGAGGTTATAGTTAAATGCAGTCGCGTCCATACAGCCGGTAATCTCCAGCTCATCGCAGACCCCATCTTGGTCAGCATCAAAAATGCACTCGTTCATGCAGTTGTAGAACTCAATAGGCAACGTGCAGTCTCCTTCAACATTAGCCTCAAAGTTGTAATTACAGCCTTCGGGGTTCATACACCCAAGTACCGGTTCGATACAGAAGTCTTGACAGAAAGGAACCCCATCATAGCGGTAGGGAAACTTTTTAATAGCATCATTCCAAGGATTAGTGCCTCCCTCCACAACGATACCTTGAGGCCCTTCGATAAAGAAGCCGCATTGAGCACTAGTCGTTTCAGCATTTCCACCAGTAAAAAACACAACTTGGACTTGCTCTCCGGAATACAGCGGGATGTCGAAACTTACTTCCACGCCATCCTCAGGCCCCATTTCATAGGGACCGAATATCTCATCCCCTTGGATAACGCCTAACCAGCTTCCAAACCATCCATCGCCAAGACCATCTAAGAGTGTCAGCGTAAAGTCACAGCTATCTGCAGTTTCCAGCACATTAGCCAATGAATCATAGTTGAGTGCTGTAGAGTCTGTACAGCCATAAATTATTGGTGTAGCACATGACCCGTCATCCGTAACTGCCGTAGGTACATACTCAACATACGCAGGGTCTGTACACCCTTCTTCCAAAGCACATGGTTCTACATACAGTTCAACCTCTAGATCGTACTGAAAGTCTGGTTCTGGTAAGACCCACAAAGGCTGCTCACATGCACCAATAATAACAGTGCCATCTACCCCACCCCAAAAAGCCCCGTTCAATCCATCACCATAGGTATCTTGTATCCTATAGGTAATAGTTGTGTAGTTCGTAGCACACACGTTAGCATGGATAGGAATACCTGGTGTTACGCCTTGATACTCTCCAATTGATACAGAGTAAAGCGTATCCCCTTCATTATCTAGTAAGTCCCAACTTGTTTCTCCAGGATAATTGTCTGGAACTACAGTTACCGTCACCTGCGTTTCGTCAGAGCTGCAGTTTGCATCCTCAATAACAAGACACCCTGTATCAAACGTAGCCCATGGATTGTAGTCTAAAGCTTCCGGGTTAGTACAGCCTGGTATGCCACCACATGGCAAGCAGGACTCCCAACAAAATGCAGGTAGAGTCGTAGGGCCACTGACATCAATTACACGGTTGACGAAACCATTATTGTCGAACAAAAAACAAGGCAACTCAGAAACACCTACCGGTAATTCCTGAACCGCCCAATTATCTGCAGAGAACTTCCACAAGTGTGTACCTGCAGGCATATCTACTGTAATCTCCCATACTCCATCATCATCATCATCTGACATAGCCCAGCAGTTACCACACCAACCATTAGCCGTAGAGTTGACCTCAGGAGTAACAATACTTTCTGGGTGAGGGCCATTTAGATCAAGCTCAAATGTAACCGGGTACAGCTGGGCCAGACTAAGAAATGGCGTATAACAGATCAAGAGTAGAAGCAAATGCCTCATCACGTACCTACTTTTTTCTGCGCCATTTTATGTGACGCAGTAAATGTTGCACCCTTTTTCATAGCATCGACCATAGCTTTAATATGCTTCTTGGTATGATGTACAGAATGCTTTTTAAGAGTAGTAGCTTGTCTAGATGTAAGCCCTTTCGTTGAAACACCTTTTACAGTTTTCACTGTTCTACTTTTTGCTGGCATAATTAAAGTTTTTGATTTGTTATCGTCGCTTACGACGTTTCGTAGTGGTGCGCTTCTTACGGCGCTTGACTGGAGACACCCGTGTAGGCTTACCACCGGGGTTACCTTTTCTTATCTTCTCACTAACCTTTCGACGCTTCTCGGATTTAGACATCTCACCGGTCGTCTTAGGGGTCTTAGAATTAACACGCTTGCTTGGACGACAGTAAGGGTAAGGCCTCTTAGACCCACCCTTCGCCGACTTACGTCCGCATGCTTTACCAGTACGGACATCTTTCCATTCTTCTTTAAACCACCTACGCAGGCTCATCGCTTACGTGTTGTGCGACGTTTTTTGCGTGTCACTGGTTTACGAGTTACTGGCTTGCGCACAGTACGCCGCTTAGTAGTGGCAGTAGTAGTACCACCATACTTCTTTTTCTTGCCCTTCTTGTACCCAGAGGCAGTCTTCTTCTTTCCAGAAGAGTCGGGCATTTTACCTTTGCAGACCTGCACAGCGTAGCCATTGGCATACGCAGAAGGGTATACCTTGAACTTACGTTTTGCAGCTGCTTTGCCTCGTGCGCAAAGCTTGCCCATTACTTCTTCTTTTTGCGGGCCATGCGTGTCTTGCCGCCCTTCTTCATGGCAGTCTTCGCAGTCTTCTTGCCATACCTGTATTTAGGAGTTGCGGGACCGCCCATAGCTTTTTTCATTGCGGCAGGCATAGTCATACCTCCCATGTACATTTCGAGAATCTCCTTAGCTTTTGCTGGAGACATACCTCCTTTGGTCATGTTTGCGTAAGCCTTACGCTTCTGACCCATTGACGCTTTTCCTGGCATCGTAGTAAGTATTGAGAGAGTGCGTACTGGTATGCTATATTCTTAAATGCTGCTCTCGGTTAGCGATAAGCCTTTCGCACTTTTGCATCTACATCATACAAATATAAAAGATTAGTTGTAGTTCTTGGCGCGATGAGACGCAATACCGCATACGTGCTTTTGAAGCGACGTTGCTCGTACCAGTTCTTACTGGCATTAATATTACTCGTTACAAACTCGCCGTTCTCATCAATGAACCTTGCTGCCGTATCATCAACTAAATCTCTAAATCCATTGAACTGATAACGAGTACCATCATGGCGCAGCGTTACAGCTTGAATGTTTGTGATATCTACTTGAGATGCTCTTGTAAAAGTCCGCTCACCACTACATTGATAGTCATTATAGACAGCAGCTTTATCAAAGGTTTTATTTAAATCTACATGTAAGTAGTTAGCAGTTGCGGGATCATGTTGAACTGCTTTTGTATGCCAGCTGAATGATTGCCATTGCACCGGTTGATTTGCAGGAAAAGCCACATCTATAGTAGCATGCTGGACAGTAGCCCCAACTAAATTATATCCAAAGCTAGTATTTGCTAAACTGTTTAAATCCACCTTAGTGGTATTAGTAGCTGTACGGAAGCCAAACAGTTTTAAGTGGTTGGATACAAATCCAGACAATCTAAAGTCATGGAAGGATACCCATGCATTATTATTGAAACTATAAGATAGATATTCTGTCTTGTCAGTATACTCAGATGTTGCAGCTTCATAGGCTGACAAAGTCGCTGGATATGTACCATTATCACCAACCTTAGTGTTGTTTCTTACAACAAGCATCACTCGGTTATGGATTGGGTCATAGTCTGCTTTAACACCAGGGTAAAAGCTATTGACTCCTCCATACGATCCAGCATCGAACCAATCTGTACGCAAGTCTAAGTTTTCTTGAAACCAACTACGCATACCACGATTGCTTATCTCTTGAATCTTGCCGTTATACAAAAAGGCTTTACGCTGCTCAGCATCTACAAAGAAATACCCATGAGGTGTAAGAGTACACGACTCCTTATGTTGTGTGCCTGCAAAACCAAATTCGCTAGGGGCCAACTCCGTAGGGGTAATTCTAAAAATGTCCCCCGTTCCTAATACCACCTGTCCAGCACTTGTAGCAACTGCTTCTTTACCTACAGTTAGATAAAGAGCTTGCCTGTGATGGATTAAAAGTTTATCGCCAAAACTTTGCAGGTTTGTAATTTCTCCTCGGTTACGTGCTTGCTCATGGTACTCTAGGGGCGGGAATACTCTAAAGTCTAGAGTTCGTGTGCTTGTCTCTTGACTTGCGCTACGGGCTACTCTATACCGATGACTGTTAGCAATTGCATCACCCTCATTTACGACAGGCTGAAACCAGTCATTGAGTCGCATCAGATTAGAATTCACATCAACCTGATTAGTCTCCGCAGCAGAGGTAGACCTTAACAAGTTATCATAGTCTGTGGCAATGTGCTGTGTCTTGTCCTGGTTATGAATAAGACTATCTACCGGACTGACAGTATTTACTTTGTACAAGACATTGACTGTACCTACGTTTTCGTTACGTGTACCATCTTGTGCCGTTGGGGTAAAATCTACTAAAGCTCTTGTATTCAATGGAGCTTCGGAACCACTTTGTGATGGCACACTTGGAGGTAGAGCAGCTACTAAAGCATTTGCATCTGCCTCACTCACCCCCATATTAAATCCAGTTGCAGAAGTAACTCTATATTGAGTTTTGCTAAAGTGTACATCCCCTTGAACCCTTCCCGACACAATAGTTTTGGTTGCTTGGCTAGTACCGCCAATAGTAGGAGCGTTTACTAAATCTGACGAGGCTATTACATCAGAACAACAAACCAAGTCTTGGATTCCAAAGTTACTGTAGCAATCAAACCGCATAGCCGTTAAGTTCACAAAGGGTAACCGCTGTACGCCCAAGACTTTTCCAGTTGACCACATATGGGCTAACCAGAATCCATTACGATTAAACTGTGTGCCGCCATTTGTAGTATACGAGGAGTCGTCTGTATCGCCACTTGTCTCACTTGAATAAGTATCTGGGTTGTTTAGTACTGAGTACCAAAGACGATCGCCTGCATTATGATAACCAGTTTCGTTATAAGGCGTTATAGTATTAGAGATAAACTTATACTTCCAAAACACAGCCTCTGCACTGTGCCTGTTATCTATATTGACTTCATCGTCTACTACTCCAGCAGGTATATACCTAGCATCCCGAGTAGGCAAAACTTCAGATTGGGCAAAAGAACGTACTAATCCCAATCCAGAAGAATCAGTCATATCAAAAATGGAACGTCGATGCGTATTTTGCCCAGTATTAGTAGAATCCTCTGCAGCTGTAGCAAAGTAATTACTTGAGTCAGAGTTAGCAATATTCATAATATTGAAGCCCTGACTCGTGCCGCTAGAACTTGGATGCCCGTCCTGTTCTTGCGGCACTTCTTCTTCTTGCAACAGCATATACTCAAAGCGTGTATATAGCTTTGCAGGTAAGGCAGGCTTAAAAGAAAGCAGATCTTGGGCGTAGCTAAACCCTTTGTGGTAATGTACGTTTAACCGGTCTTGGTATTCAGTAGCAAAGTCCCCCCATGCATCTCCATCATTTGAATGGTATCCCTGAAATGAATTACCACTTTGTGTAAAGGCTAGTCCACTACTTTGTTTTGGATTACCTGCTGCATCATCAAATTCATCCCTTTGAGAAATACCAATAGTACTGCCTGCAGCGCCTGCAGTAGTATGTATTACACTATTACCATTTCTAGCATTTACAGGACTTACTGCACTGTAGTATTGGTACACTGACCCTCCTTCACCATGTCTACTCCAGTGGTTAGATGAGCCAAAATGTAAAGGAGTATGCGATAGAACTAAGTTGTTTTGGTTAGTTCGTTTAGCATGAAATATCTGTACACTCTTAAACCCAGCAGGTATTCTTACAAAGTCGAAGCGCACACGAAATCCATGATCTTGGTAACTGTCAAAATCAAAAGTCGATACATTTTCAAACATCCATGACAGACTAGGAATTCGATGGTGTCTGACTTTAGCTCCTGCTAAAGTTTCGTCAGCTGCACTGGATACAGTTCCATTTGCTGCAATCAGATATTGTTTTCCTACAGGCCAGTCCGCTGGATATGTCTCATTTGCATTCTCCCAGTATCCCATACTGCCTTGATGCATAGTATCTGTATCACTTACCGCTGTCGCAGTGCCCCTTGTATGAAAGTATTTTATGTTATGAAAGTCCGCCTCGGTAGACTCAAAAATATTTCGATCGTTCCGTAAATAGCCTAGAAGGTTTTGGTGATTTGCTTCTCCACTATCTGTTTGACTCAGAATAGTTGATAGCGTATCTGTAATTGTGACGTTTCTAGCCGTATAGCTTAAACTACTACCTCCTGCATCTGTAGCTGGGGTAACCGTTTGCGATTTAGCAGGCTGCCCTGGTATATGGTATGCCCGTGTGCGTGTTCCGTCTTCTCGAACCCAACTTACATAAAATGCATATACCTCATCTGCCATAAAGCCCCCACTAGGATCACTATTTGTAGTGTCCGAGGCTTCTGATTGTGCACCTAAGGGAACCTCCCACATAGGAAGAATCTGATTTGCAAAGCCTTGTAGTTCAGTTACGTCTTCAGTGTTTTCAGTGACATTACCTAAGTAAACTCTGTTGTCGTGATACTCTACACTTCCTGCAGTGACATAGGACTGTGGAGACACTATAATGTCTTCCAAAAGAATTTCTTCTAATGACGACCCCTCTACAAAAACATTCGAGGTTGCTTGTGTTGCAGGTATATCTGCTACTACTCGGGTAGAAATAGCATTATCTACAAGAGAGATTAAACCAAGCTGTAGTCTCTTATAGTTTGTATCTACTTGAGTAAGCAGAAGGTTTAATCCATTTCCAGTTTCTGCTAGCCTAAAAGGACCAGTAGGTGGGCCAAAGGTTGTTTTTGTGCCGTCCTCTAACTCATAGCGAACTGCAACAAAGTGAGTGCCGATACTTAAAGTTCCAGGCGTTAGAGAAGAAAGTTGTACTGTAGGATAATTTCTATCAGGCACCAAAAATTGCAAGCCAAATGAAGACGGCTGACTTGCTAAATCAATATTTATTGCAAGTGGACGAGTAGCATTAGAAGTAATAATGATTACTCTTTCGTCTTGAGTATTACGAAAGCTAGCCAAATCATAGACGGTGTCTCTATCAAAAGAAAGATTTCCTGTTTCTAAGATTGTCGAATAAGTTTTTGCAACATGATTATACAGAACCACTGCATCACCAGTTGTAGCTGAACTTGCATCGGTTACCAAGTGCACGATATCGCCATCTTCAAATGCATGAGATGCAATAATATGTTTTGCGCTTAGAGTGCTATCAGTAGTTTCCCCTGGCTGCTGTAGCAACCCGTCAAACTCGTCATCGTATACCCAATTACGAGCACGTCTATATGTATTTGGCGGTTGAGAATCTGGTGAAACGTCCAGATTCATTCCTTTGATAGGTTTCATCTCTGAAGACGTTCTTGTGTGTTATTCCCAATAAAGAAATCGCAGTGTGCATTGAGATTTGGCACCATACGGACCCACATATTTTTGAAGCTCTCCATTTTGTCGATACTTGGGTAAGCTGCATCGTTCTGTGCTGCCACGCAATACTTCCCCCACTTCTGATCTGCCACTGCCCAATTGATAAATGGGTGAGTGTACCCGCCCATTATCATCTGCCTTATGATGTACCATTCTAGTGCTTGTTTGTAGTAAATATTATCAGGCACCTTTGGGTAACCGTCTTCACAAATTGGATACGCGGTAAAGTGAACTTTTACGGTACCGGTTTCAAAAGAAGTTTGGATGTAATCCGGGTTGATAACATAGTAGTCACCACCACCGTAGCTAGAAGCTTTAATTGTTTTCAGCTCCTTGTAGGTGTCATTACCAGTTGGATGCTCGTTGGCTACTGTTTGGAACACTGCAGATGTTGTAACCTCAGAAGGAGTATAGGGTTGAGGATTGGTAGTGCGTTTTGCGTTCGGCAAATCATAACCTGTAGAGTCAGTACCGTAAACAAGATGACTGCCGTTGTATTCTACTTGAATGATATCTACGAGTTCACATGGCAGCAAACAACGGTGATCTTTAATAGTCAACTCTATGGCTTTCTTTTCAAGCCCGGTAAAGTAGCCGATGAATTCAAGCGCCTCACCAATCCATTCTACTGCATCTACCACCCACGCATCGGATGTAGGCTTCAGGTCACGAAAGACTTTCGCAACAACAGCTTTTGATGAAACAGTCTTGTAAATCATTGTTTAAAGTTCAAGTGTGCAAATTCATCTGTACGCAGTTTTTCGACCAGCTTACGACGATTGCCCTTTAGTCCTCCTGTAGGTGCAAACGTGTAAACGCTCTTGTTCTTTACCAGACATCGGTGCTTGTCCCAATTCCACCGATAGTAAAAATCATCAGTGTAGTAGACTAGCTGCTTTACCCCTTGCTTCTTCAGCCGATTGGTCTCTCCCCAATCGATAGTAGGCTTGTTAAAGGTACGGGGTATCTTTTTAATTCTTATCGTCCCAAGCCTCTGTCCCATATTAAAGACACTGCCTTCAAGGACATGCTCACATACTCGCTTGTTGAAACGACTAATTATGTGTTTGTATCCCGAGTACGTTATTTGGGTATCCGGGTTCTGTTTCTTGAACCACCGGTAAGAATCTTTGGTACTAAACCTACTCGCTGAGCTGTACTTCGTCTGACTCATTCTGTCTGTTTTCTACACGCATTTCTGTAGCCAGAATGCTTTGTGTAATTCTTTGAATCATATCCATAGAGATTGGATATTGTCTATCTTCTGGTAATGAAGTCTGCGGATTATTACGATCTATGTCCGCAGTAAACGCAAACAGCTCTTCGGGTTGCTCAAAAATCCCTTTCACCATAATAGCAGCAGGGCGAGCATTGATTACATAGATTCGCTCATTCTTGTAGATATACCTAGGATACTGCTTTTGGTATTTACCATAAGAAGCATACTCAGCCTGTACACCACTAGTTTGCTGATACGGAATCTTGCCGTCAACTGTACCCACATAAGCAAATGTGCTTCCATCATAAAGACGCACGGGCTTTGGAATTCTATCAGAACGCCATACTTCACACCCAAAGTCGACTGTACTTAACCCTTCTACCTCAGTTACTGGAGACATAGAAATTTCATCCAGTTTTTGAATAAACTGAGGAGGTATGCTATGGTTGCGCTTTTGGTCTTGACGAATAAACTGAGCGCGATAGTATCCTACCATAAACTTCAGACGTTCCAGCAGCACAGTATCGTCTGCCTTCTCCACCTGCAAAGCAATATTGTAGACGATTTCATTTAGCGTTGCCATGGCATTTGATTTTTGTCTACTGAACGCACAACAAAGTACCCGCCAATAGTGGTCATTAGGATTGTTTCATACATCTTAATCCAGGCATCCCGCACTTCTACAGGAGCCAAAGTGTCAATCAGAATGAACACTAAAAACATACCTGTCAATGACAAGACGATAAGAGGTCTAACATTACGAGACAACCAGCTCTTGGAACCGACATCTGCGGTCCAGCGCTTAGTAATGTTTTCTTCCAACGCAATGCGCTCTTGTTGCTCAAGGCGTTCGAACTCTAATTTTTGCTCGTGTGTTAGGCTATCATCTGCATCAACGAGGTTCTTTACTACTCCCAAAAGTCCGGCGTCTGGTAATGCGTCGGCTACTGTATTGAAAATCTTGGGGGCTTTGTCTTTTAGCCACGACCCGAGCTTGGTGTCGCGGAGTTTGTCCATTAGAACTTAAATGTGAAGTTGAAGAATGTAAACGAGTACAGCTTCGAACTCAGATCAATAATGAAGTCGAACACAGTAATAGTGCCCAACCGAAACTTGAAGATAAACTTATCTCCGTGCTTATTTGGGTTACCCCAACCGTTCTGGAATTTCATCGAAGTCTTTGATTTCAATGGTTACGGTACCTCCATCTGCAAGATGGTTTGCTACAGGCGGGTACACATCAAAATACGCCTGGGTGCTATTGTATAATTCAAACTCTCCTCCGGATACTCGCTTCGGCCCATAACCGGTAAGCAAGCAGCCTGCTGTATCTTCATCCGTATTGCCACAGTGGATCAGGATGTACTTAAAGTTTGGTACGTCTTGCAGCCACAACATTCCTTTGTGGATGTCCTTAAAACGTTTGCTGTACTTCTGGTGGTAGCCACCAAAGTCTCTGAGCTTTATTTCGTATTCGCCAGCAGGGATGCGTGTTTCTGACATCACCTTCTCTTCACGATGCTCATCTTCTAAAGTAAAGCAAAGATACTTTCTTTTGTCTTTGCCTGTACTTAGAAACAGAGTTCCTAGCGTGCTATCCTTGCCTGTACTCATCCGGTACAGCTCAAGCTTCATATGTTTTAGTCTTTTCATTCTGTATGGTTTTGTTCATCTGTAAACAACAGCTCATTTAATACAGCAACTAGCTCATTAATTTTTGCGATTCGCTGGGCTACCGTTGCATTGGATGCAAGAGTCTGTATTGGACGAGGGTCTTGAAACTTTTCCATTAGTCACATAAATAGAGTTTGAAACTACCATAGATACGTGTAGTTGTGCTTAGCGAGCCAGAGCGATTTTCTAAGAATGGTATAATACTACCGCCATTAATTACACTCGTTGTTTTAACCTCACCGTGATAAACGATTGTACTAAACGTGCCAGTCGTTGTAATATCATCAGTTTTAGCTCTCAAAGTAACAGTGCGCTCACTATTAGTTGAACCGCTAGTATCTAGACTTCCTTGCCATAAGCTAAGACCCCAAGTGCTACCTGCTGGCGCACTTTGAACTCTAAAGGCGTAAACACACTTGACTTTTTTGGTAGTCATGTGTACCTGAAAGCCCATTATCATCATCCTATAGTTATCCATGGTGCTTGTAGCACTATCGACAGCTTGGCTTGCATCATAGTTTTTCAGTGCTGTTTGATCCACTTCTGTACTGTGGCTGAAGTAATATGGACCATACGTAGAATGTAGTCCTACGCGTTCACCATCGTCAGAACTTGACCATGAAAACAGGCCACCAAACTGTCCCAGATAGTGATTACCATCACCACCACTACTACTACCAGCACTTGCAAATGACAAGTTGCCGTTACCATCAGTCTTTAGAAACTGTCCGGCAGAACCATCTGTAGCAGGCAGAGTCAAGTCAAGGTCCGCAGTCAGAGAAGTGGGAGCCAAAAGCCTAACACCATGGCTATTATCCCCATCAAAAATCTTTACTGCTCCTGGTAAGGTAGCCACTTGTTTAAAAGAAGCTGTGCCTGTCATAACAGGATTCTGTGTAGAAACCACATCTGTAAAAGACAGCACTCCAGAACCATTAGTTTTCAAAACTTGGCCTGATGTACCGTCAGCTGCAGGCAGAGTAAATGCTAAATCAGCATTAAGACTCAAAGGAGCCTGTAGAGATACAAAATGGTCGCCTCCAAGGTCAGCTTCATAAAGCTTTACAGTACCAACTTGAATAGAGGAATCTTCTCCCTCCATTCTCACATCATCTGACTTTAAGATAATCTTACCTGTGCCGTTAGGGTCAAGGACTATATCACCATTGCTAGTGGATACAATCTTATTGCCATCAACATCTAAATCCCCTCCCAGCTGAGGACTTGTGTCTGCAGCAAGACTTGTAATACCTGTCGCACTCAGTGTAGTACCACTGACTGACAGACCTGTACCTAGCCCAAGAGCTGTAAGCTTAGTAGCACTATGGTCGTAGAATACCAATCGGTCTTGACCAATCGTAGTTGTCAGATTTGTAGATACACCAATCTGCCCACTAGCAGCTCGCAAAATATCTGAGGCACCCGCATGAATACTTACACTACCACTACCACTTTGGTTTACCCAAGACAATGTACCTGAGCCATCTGTGCTCAACACTTGTCCGTTACTACCAGCACCATCTGGAAAGGTTAGTGTAGTTGCTGCTGTGAGTGAGTTTGGAGCAGCAAGCGCAAGACGGTGAGAACCGTTATCAGTGCCCTCTGATAGCATAATCCTTCCTCCAACCGAAGAAGCATTTGATGTAAACGAAACGGTGTCTCCTATGAATTGATGAGTAGTTCTACCAGAAGCATTGCCTGAAATAGTCAAAGCAGTAGTTTCTACCTCAGACCCACTTGCTCCAGCAGCTACACTAAAGGTTAGTGTACCGGGGCTACTTTCATCCGCTTCAATACCTGTCTTTCCGCCTGCTTGAAGCTTAGCAGTAGTAGTGGTAATCTTAAGCTTACTTGATGTTTCGTCTTTGGCATTAGTGATGTATACACCTCGGTCACCCGATGATGTTTTAACACTATTCTCTAGGGTTGTAATCCTGGCTCTTTCCGTGGTCAGTTGACTCTCCAGTGTTGAACTATTGAAGTAAGACGTGCCATTCAGAATATCTCGCGTTCCCGCC